TCTCCTGAAAACAAATCTTCAATCTCCCCAAATTTATATTTTGAATTGGGAGAGGCAATACGGAACTTTTTATGTCCCATAACAGAATAGGCAACGATATAATCTACGAATTCTTGTCTTGAATTTGCAACATTATGCTCAACAACTTTTGGGAACTTCCCTATTTTACCAGGATGTAAAATATTTTTCATATCTCTAGCTCTAACAAGGTATCCTATACCTTCTGGAGTTCTTTCAAATACAAAATCAGTGATATATACTTCAAGATCATCTATATCACCAGTATATTGTAAAAGATTAGATATGATAAATTCTTCATTTTTTATGGAATTACTTACTATAACTCCTTCGATAGTTAGTTTTAACCATCGAGTATATTGTATTAGTAAATTCAATTTATTTTTGAATTCTAAATTTTTAATAGGAGTTCCAGTAAATAAAGTTAAATACCCTGAACGCATTACAAATGGAATTCCATGTGGAATAGGTTGTATGCAAACAGGGTATTGTATATTATTTAATAATTCTGCTTTTAACCCATTAAGTACTGGTACTATTTTTGGTTTAAAATTTGCATTTAATGCTTTAATCATTGTATTAGTTTTGATAATAATTTGACAGTTGGCTCTTTTCCATATAACATATAAAAATCTGAGATATCTTTTGCTTCGTAAACAGATGGTATAAATTTAAAATCAAATTTATATGCTTTGAACAATTTACGTGCACTTAACATACCTGCTTTATCTCTATCATATAAGACTATTATATTCTTATATCTAGAGGTTATTTCTTTAATTATGTTATCTGGTATACTATAACTTTCTGAATTAGGTGCAATAGAAGCATACCCTAACTCATCTAATAACATGACGTCTTTCAACGCTTTTGTTATTATTAACGTATCTTTACTACTTACTAGCTGTTTCCAACCTTGTATATAATAAACATTGGAATTAGTTATAAATCTATATTGCCTATTAAATGGGATATATATTTTGAATCTATCATATAATTTATATGCAAATATAGGAATTTCTTTTTTATGGTAAAGTTTTAATTCCCCATTAATCCAAACCTTATTAGCTTGAAATACTTCATATTTATGTAAAGTATCTACATTAATTCCATATGTATTCCAATAATCTAATGCTTCTTTAGTAAATGGCATAGATTTAATTTCTATAGTAGTTGAAGATGACGGTACTTTTCTTAACTTCTTTTTTTGATATTGGCCTATGGCCTTATTTGAAAATAATCTTAAAATATCTGCTATTACTTCCCTAGTAGATTTATGTGTAAGTTCCTTAACGAACTCAATACAATCTCCAGATTTACCAGTACCAAAGTCCTTATATAAAATATGCCCATTTTTGGCCATAAAGAGGCTAAATGACGGGCTTTTATCATTTCGTAAGGGACTTATATAGGTTTGATTTAAAAGTGGCTTAAATCCAAGGAAATAAGCATATACCTCTAACTCATCAACTATATCTAATAACTCTGTTTTTGACAGTGTTAGTACATTGTAAGCGCTATATAACATTATTTCAAATATTAGGGGTTTGGGACCCGATCAAAGATCCCAAACCTAATTTGAATTAGAATGGCAGTCCGTTCACATTTGCAGTAGCAGAAGTTGTACTAGAATCTGTAGAAGATTCCAATAGTACATTTTCCTCTTTCTTAAATGTATCTGGTTTATCTTTTACCATTTTATCCATATCCATGATTATTTTAATTCTTGACTTGTTAGATGGAACTAAATCCATTCTTTCAATCCACGTATATTTAGTGTAACTAGGCAAAGTAGCCCAATCATTATAATCATAGGTAATTTTAATCCTGAGTTTTACACCTTTATATCTACCATCGAGTTTATTTTTGNTTATAGTTATGTAAGATTTAAAATCAGGGGCTTCAAATAACAATTCATTCTTATCTATAAATTGTTTTGCAATCATAGAAATCCTTGTCATTTGATTCCTTATACGGCCCAAATATAGAGTCTTTTCTTTCTCGTCCATTTGTTCCATTGGTTTAGGAGCATTTACTTCCCATTCCGTTTTACTGGCTCTTTCTCCTTTATCATTTTCAAAATAGAAAGCTATAAAGGGATTGCCATTTTTAGATGTATCGACATTTATTTCTACTAATTCCACATTCTCATGTATTCCAGTATCCATCCACGATTGAGGTTTAACGTCAGCTAATACCTCGTTAGTCATTTTGTAAATATTCATATAACCTATATTATTCGTTATTTTCATATTTCTCCATTCGTTCAATGACGTATTTCATATCATTTTGGATACGGATATCATCAAACATACCTTTAGGAGATTTACATGTATTTTTACCATTATTTTGTGTTACAAAGTAGTATTTTGGAATTCCTGCTTCCATAATAACTTCAGTATATAAAACAACAGTAAACATACCTTCTACTTTTATCTTTTCCCCGATTAATTTACCTCCAGGCACTTTGAAAGATGTTCTTAAGATACCATCTGAGTCGTAATTATTCTCAACATGAGCCATAATAACCACAGTTAGATCAGATCTTAACCTATCTATACTTTTTAAGATACTATAAGTATCCAATGCCATTTCGTTAAATTTTTCAAAGCCTTTCTCTTTTACTTTGTCCATATATTCTGCAATTTGCAGAGACGTAATAGTATCTAAAACCACTGTTTTAATATGTGGCATATCATTAGATATGGTATTTAGAAGCGCTATAATAGTCTTAGGACTAGTAGTTTTATAGAAGTTTGTTTTTTGTAAATCTAGTTTGCCTGTATCTTTGATAATTGTCTGATAATTATTCTTCCAACCTTTAAAAGGAAGGGACTTTTCGTCAGGGCAAATAATAAAAGTACTAGAAGGTTCTAATGTTTCCAAAGAACTGGTTTTACCTGTTCCAGGTTCACCTAGTACTAATATTTTGTTTGCCATTAATAAAAAGCTTAGTAGTATACAGTACCTAGTAGCACTGTATACATATATTAAATTAGTAGATTATCGAGTAGCGAAATAAAGTGCCTCAATATCAGCTTTTGTAAAAACAATACTGATAAGGGTATTTACATTGGTACTCAGACCATATCGTGGTAGGTCTTTGTACTCTACTCTATTGTAACCAATTTTAACAAAGTTTTTGAAGAATTCAACTTCCATTCCGTTTGATACACGTAAACGTGAAGGATAGCGTTCTTCATAAAGTTTACCCAAACGATCTTGAATTTTATCCCAGTCTTTAACTAGGTCATAGATCGGGGCATATCCTTTTTCGCAAGCAAAAGTAGGACGTTCTACCCACTCTATATCGTGAGTTTTAGCGGTACCAAATGTAAGTAGATTACCGTAACCGGCATACTCAACACCACGTGCTACTACTGGCGGATTTTTACCTGAAATGGTAAAATTAGGATATTTTGATGCAATTTCTTTTAAAAGATTTTGCTTATAAAACAAATTAGGATCGGTGTCACGTCCTGGAATCACTACTGCGAAGGAATTATTAGCTTTAGTCATAGCTCACAAAATTTAATGTTAAAAATCTAAAGAATTAATTTGTTGTTGGGGAGAAATAGTTACATCCTCAATACGATTGTATTTGAGGTTGTTCCAAAATTGAAGAATTTTTAATTCCCCTTCTCGATTCTTTCAGAAATGTTATCGCAGTTTTTTTAATTACTACTTCTGCAGTTTCAATAAATTGGATTATATCTGCAGCTCAGACTATATCATCATCCTGTAAGGATGTTCAGCGCTCGTGGGTATATTATATTCTGTATAAATTTACAGTTTCAATACCTAGTCGTTGCACCTTTAAGTAGTTTTTACACTACAAACTTGGCTCAGGATTATCTGTCCCCAGACTTTCCCTGAATTCACTGAATTCATTATAATAATTACTTATTATATGCCCTGAAAATTCCAATAATAATTACCAGCTGATTTGATTACTTTGTGTAAAGCTTTAGATATGCTAGTCCTATCTATACATAAAGCTTCTCCAGCTTCTTTTATAGAATTAAAGATTAATATATCTCCAGTTAACTTATGTCTACCTATGACAGATTTACTGTTTAATTTAGATATATACTCGTAATCTAAACCAGTCGGTTTACCTTTTTTACTTTCAGAAAAACGTTTTTTACTTTCTTCGCTCCATTTATTACCTAAGTTAGTTTCACACTTATCTCTATGATTATATCCATACGTAGGTGCAGTAGTTTTATATTTATTTATATAAAATTCTTCTCTATTTGTTAAATTTAATAAATCAGTAACAAATTCATATATAATAAATTTAAATTTATCTTCTCCGTATTTATTCCAAGAAGATTGCAAATGTTTATTGTAGTGGATATTTCTTCTAAGCATATAGAAGTGCTGCCCCTTTCTTCTGTAATGTCCTGTAGCAGAGCCTATGTATATTTTATTATTAACAGTATTTACTATACCATATATACAGGGTCTTCCGTTTTTCGTATAATTTAACATACTCTTTTTTAAGAGTATACGTAATAAGGTTCAATATTGTTTCAAGGAAATGTAGATAAATATAATTCTCTGTAGGCCATGCTTCAGGTCCGTATACTCTGATTCCTAATATTTCTGGTCTATGTATAACCATAACATAATCGGATGCTTGGAATATGCTATCCAGTGTTGTTATCGTAGCTTTTTTAATTACTACTTCTATATGTTACCATATAGCTCAGACTATATCATCACTTTATACAAAGTGCCGGGCGCTCGTGGATATATTATATTCTAAAAAATTAAGTCACTATTCTGAGGTACTTATTTTACTATAAACAATTCTCATTATTTATTTTACACCATTCTCCGCCAAGAGAAAAGAAAGAATATTATTTAGTACTTCCTCTTTCGAGTAATCAACCCTTCCATATCTGGACGTTGTTGCATAGTGTTAGTAGTTAAATTCATCTTTAACTAGCCTTAATTTTTAGTTTCAATATCTAGTCGTTGCACCTTCGTATGACATTTAATCATACGCTTGGCTCAGGATTGTCCACCTCTGGATATTCCCTGAGTTCACCCGGTTTTAAATGGAGGCTTATTTTATAATACAATTGCTTTACCATGTAAGGTTTTATTAGGTTAACAAATTCCTTACTAGATTTTGTACGTATATAGATTTCTCTATTTTTACGTATTATTGTTTCGATATTAAATTTTGTCTTTAATATTTTTTTTAATGTTTCAAGGTCTTCTTCAGAAAAACTTTGAGTAGCAAGTAAGAAAGATTTTCCACTTGTGTATCCGTCATCCATGAACCATATTGCTAATCCAAGTGGACCTAGTTCATGTATGTTAGAATTTTGTAGATCTTTCTTTTTTTCTTTATACCATAGTTTTTTATAGTCTGAAAATACAGATAAAGATTTTGTTTTCAACTCGCAAGTAATATAATTAGGATCTTTAAATCTTTTATCTATTCTTTTTCTTATTATTACGTCGTTGTTGCATAACGATTTTAGTATGTTATATTTATATTTTAAATATTCTAATTGTTTTGTAGAATGTGATATTTGCAACCTACAATTTTTAGAGTATTTTCCACTATAAGATATATTTCCGTCTCCCAGTAAAGATCCTATTATTACTTGTTTTTGTTCTTCAGATACGTCTAGATTGTTATTCTTTGAAATTTTTATTTTGTTGTTATAACAAAAATTAGTTAATTTTTTTGAATTCCAATTTAGTTTTTGTAGTATTTGATTTCTTCCTAGTCCTTGATTATTTAAATCTAAAATAAAAGCAATTGTTTCTTCTGTTCGCATATTTAAGAAAATAATATTTCTTAAATTATACGTTAAAGATTATAAAATGTTACGTTTACCACCGAAGATATCTTTCCTCATTGGAAAATGCATACTACTATTAGATATTCTATCTTTATCTTCTATGTCCCTATTCATTTGACTAATTTGTATTATAGTATTTCTACTGTACTTTTTAATTTCCATGAATAGTCTTTGAAGATCGAAAAGGGTTTCACGTTCAGAGGCCCCTGCTTTACCTTTAGTAAGTAGAGTATGGTCTAATATGATAATTAACCATTTACCTTTAACGAATTCTTCTTCCGAAAATTTTAAAATTGTTTGTCGAATATCATCGACAGTTCCCGGGACATCAACATAATAGATATTATATTTTTTTATATCTTCTACTGTATCTATTACTTTATTTAAGTCTTCGTTACTTAGTTTCTTGTTGAATTCCCCAGAATAAAGCTCAGCTGTAGTTTTATTAAGTCTATTAGATAACTTACGTCCTACTTGTTTTGACGAAAGCATTTCATAATTAAAACTTAATACTACAAAATCAACATCTGGATTTAAATCAAATAAATCCGATTCAAGACTATTTATAAATGAAGATTTACCACTTCCACTTATCGTACCACTATAGTTTTCACTACCAATTAATAGTCATACCTTCCTGACTTAGGCCAAGCCGTATGGTTACGGAATGGCGAGGATTCGAACCTCTATTGTGCGTCACTTTATTAATTGTTTGTGGTCTGGACTATATCTTCATCCTAGAAATAGGATGTTCCTGCATTTAAGTCTCTACGGCTGAATCTAATAAATATCAAAGGCTTTACGTACCTTATTTTGCACCATGTCTTGTATCCGATTCATTTAATTTATTACAAATTAAAAGGGAACTGCTCTGTTGCACGAACTTTATTTATTAGCCTATGCCTCGGTATTAGCATGCCTATATGGTTGTACACTAGCTAGAAATTTCAAATCGAGAATTTTCACCTAGGTTTAGCTTTCACCGATATTCAGGAATTTAAAGCCGGCATATGTCGCTTACCGGCTATGGTATAAATAGTATTTGGTTCAATACCTCCCATGCATAGATTGTTGAACTTACCCCATTTTGTTTTTAGGGATTTTATCGATCCGTTTTTCCTATTACATATATAAGACACAATTTCCGAAGCGGCTTGTGATATATGTCTATAAGGCTTATTCCAACTCTGTGCCATAGGTATTTGATTTCTTTAAACTAGGTTCCAATTCCATTCTTTCTGACCATATTTCCCATTCGCAACTTTCTATCCAGTTACTTAGTTTCTTCATATATTTTAAAGAATCTGTGTTTTTCCTGAATTGTATTTCGAAATCTAAACATTTAATTATATGCTGATGTTTAGACTTGTTGCGTTTGACAATATTGTCATATCTTTTTTTGTTTTTGGCTCTATCGGTCCTTAGGAAATCTTTTTGTCCATCTGGTCTGATTACATATGTAGGGTAATGATCTAATAGTTCATTAAATTGGTCTTTATTACCAAAATACTCTAAGAACTTATCAGTGACAGAGTATCCCATTCGTGTATCAGTCTGAAATATAAAACCCTTGTTAATAAGTTCTTTTAATTCATCTTTAACAATTTGAGGCGAATTAAATTTCAGATTATCATACGCACTGTAAGCACGTTGATAAATCAAATAACTTATTAGGTATTGATTAGCGGTTAAATCTGCTTTTATTAAAGTGTCAGTATTTACTTCTACTATCATATTTCATAGATTTAACTATTGTTAAACCAATATGAAAATAATTTGATAGTTATCCATCTCTAAAGTATGTCATTCAGTTAATTTTGATATTCGGTATAACCTAGATTTTATTGGATGTTTTAGTCTACTAACTCCTTTCATTTGAGCTGTAGAACACAAACATCTAAACTCTTTAGATATAAATTGAGCTTGTTTACTAGGATCATTTAATATATTTTTATCTAAATTTCCTAATTTAATTAAATCTTTCATTATATCTAAAGCAAGATGTAACTCTTGGTAATCTAATGTAACATCTATATATTTTTGCAATATCTTTGTACCTGGAGCATTCTCTTGAAATAACTTATCGAATTTCAACTGAGTTACGTCCCCATGCTCAAGTATTTGTTTTAACTGAATTCCCTTTGTATAGACATAGAGATTTCTTTTTTCAGAAATTGGAAAAATATTTATTGGTTTTCTAAATAACATATTAATGTTTCCAATGTGATGATATGACTGGTTCTGCAGTCATATTTACTTTTGTACAGAAATATGAACCAGCTGTTTCCATACTCTCTTGCAGTATCTTAGCAGCAAGTTCTTGGTATCCACTAGAAGATTCTAATAAAATTTCATCATGCACTACATTTATCATTTTAATAGCGGCATCTTCAAATGGTAATATATTGTTTTTTAATAATTCATTTCTAATTAATATTAGGGCGGTCTTACTCATATCTCCTGCAGTACCCTGTATAGGGGTATTTTTTCCACGTCGCTCAATTTTACCTTTTATTTTAGACATTTCTTTTAATTCTTCTTTAGTTAAGTCTCGTCTATTTTTTTGAGCTAATTGTTGATATTTAGACCATCCTTTCATCCATCTAATCCTATTACTAATAGGGTTAGTACGAATATACCCTTTTTTTATAGCTAAAGAGGCGTTATTTTCAAATAAAACTTTTAATCCAGGAAAACCTTTATAAAAATTATCAATTAAAAATTGGGCTTCTTCTGTTGATATTTTGAGGGTATTAGATAATGTATAGGCACTGCCCCCAAAACTAATGAAAAAATTAAGCACTTTACCCTTTTGCCTATATTCCTTATTTTCATTAGTAGCTGTTACTATAAATTCTTTACCAAACGCAGCTGAATAAAGTGTAGACGCGACAAAACTATGTGCGTCCCCGTCCCCATAATTGAAAAAGTCGATATAACTTTTATCTCCGGACATGTCTGCCATAATACGACCTTCTTGATTAGAATAGTCTGCTACTATTAGTAGTTTATCTTCTGGAGCTGTAAAACAATATCTGTATTCTTTGTCCCTTGGTATCTGCTGCATGTTGGGCTTACGAGAACTAATTCTACCAGTTTCTACTATAGAGTTAAAAGTGGTTCTTATCCTATTATCTGGATATAAGAAATCTCGTAAAAATTTATCCCCAAATGAACTTACTGATTTACTTTCTTTTCGAAACTTAATCAGAGTATTTATTATTGGAGGCTTGTCATTTAACAATAATAAAGCTTTTGTCCCACTAGATAATTTACCGTCTTTATCTATAGGATGTATATTGAATACTTTAGTAAGTATATCAATAACTTGTTGTGGACTATCCCAGTTTACATCTGTTTGTCTTCTATATGGATTTTCAAAAACATTAGAAAATATATCTAGTTGAACTAATTTACATTTGTACTTAGGTTCTTTATCTATTAATATATTATCTAGTTCTACTAAAGTAGTTTTTAACTTCTCTTTGGCTGATTTATTAGCTTTTAACCATAACGTAGAATCCAAATGTATACCATTGTATTCTATATCTGCTAATGCTAATACCGTTTTATTTTCTAAAGATATTGTCCTTTCAAGCTCATATGCTTTTATTAGAGGTTCTTGCTTTTCTTTTATCAAAAGAGGATATATAACATCTTTAGCACCATATATAATTTGTTTTAATGTAAATGGGGAATCTCCCCAACTTAGAAATTCTTCTCTTGTTTCTTTACCTATATCTTCATATAAGTATTTTTTACATAATGTTTTTAGGGAGAATGGCCTAAACTTCTTTATATCTTCCATTGAATGCTTGCCATTTTCTAAAACCATTTCTGCTAGCATAGTGTCGTATATATTATGTAATAATACTCTATGCCTTTTTAACATGTTGTAGTCAAATTTTAAATTTTGCCCTACAAAAAGTCTG